TCTTTTAATCTACTCTCTAATTCTTCTTGGTCTACTAAACTAGTAGGTAGATCATGGTCTATGCTTCTATATATGTCCGTCCACTGCTGCTCCAGTTTTTTAGCCTCTTGGTAAATTTTATTTCTTTCCTTGATTTCGGCTATTTTTGCCCTTAAATCGTCTATTTTTACTTGGCTTGTTTGAAGCATACTTTCTGCGCGACAAGCTATTTTATGTACTGCTTGTAGATCAATTTCTTGCCCGCAAGTAGGACAAGTATCATTATCATCTATAGGCACATAAAGACCTTGTTCTTCCTTATACCCTTTTAGAACTTCTTTGGCTTCTGTGGCTCTGGACTGCCATCGTCCTATTTCAGTTTGCATATCATCATAAGACTCGATGCCAGAAATATCTATGTTCTGAAACTCTGAAACATTGATTTGTTGCAGTAAGTCTTTGAACTGATTATTTTTTGAAATTTTTTTATTGGTCTCCGAAATTTTTTCAATTTCTGTCGTCAACTGACGTAATTCTTTTTCGTCTGTATCCGTATTAATTTCTAAATTTAGCATTGGAAGTGTGGTAGTATCTGTCAATTTGTTGTCAGACAACCATTTTTCTATGGTATCTATCTGTGATTGTGCACTTCTTACTTCAATATTTAACTCTCTCGCTGCTTCTTTAAAAATATCAAACAGCTTTACGTATTCTTCTAAATGCAACAAATCTATAAGAAACTTTTTTCTGTTAGTATCCGTAGCAGTTAAAAATTGTAAACTAGCGTTTGTATTTTGATAGACTAACTGCGAAAAGGTTTTAAAATCTATACCAATAATATTCTGTAAAGACTTATAAGTATTTGTAGCTGTATGGCTAGAAATATCCTTACCATTTTTCTCCAGCTTTACTTTGATACTAGTTTTTCTATCAACGGTGATTTTATATTCATCATCGTCTTTAGTAAAAGTAAGACTAATAAAGTATCCATCATTTACATATCTGTTAGGTATATCAGCTTTCTTAATTCCTTTTGAGTTTTTATTATAGCAAACTTCTTCGATAATCAATGGTATCGAAGATTTGCCCATTCCATTTGTTCCAATAATTTGAGTCAATGTGTTAGAGTCAAGAGCCAGAACATTGTCTGGCCCATAACTAAAACAATTACTCCATTGCAATTCTTTGAGAGTAATCATGATATGTTCCTATAACATTGGATATTTTATTTTCATCAAGTTCTAAAATATATGTTAGATACTCTACTAGTTCATCTTCTAGACTCATAGTGTTATCAAGCAGCAAAGTAGCTTCACTACTACGTTTTACTACTTTTTTATCTAGCAGTTCTGAGTTCTTGACTCCAGCAAGATCTTGCATATCGCCTTCTAATTCATATATTGTATGATGGTAGTCTGTTGCAATCATTTCATCTGTAGACTGAACTGTCTTTCTTATTAGTTGAGGCAGTTCAAACTCGTGAAATTTCCAGTTCCAGTTATTTTCATCAATCATGAGATAGCCTGTCTTTACTTCATTTCTATGAAAAGAAGTAGTCATGGGGCTGCCTGGGTATACAATGTTTCTCTGCGTATTAGAATGAGAGTGTAAGTCTCCCGCAAAAACCACAGGAAAATCCTTAAGCAAATCCAAGTCTATCTCAGGCTTAACATGGGGTGGAATTTCTCCACGAACATGGGTAAATACAGGATACTCAGTCTTAGACTGAATTTCTTTTATACAAGATTTTTTATGTAAGTCACAGTATGGAAGAATCCAAAAATCATGCCCAGGATAGAAAGTGGTGTTTGTTTGCACCTCTACTAAAGGATTAAGATTTTGTGTGACTCCTTGCAAAAAGTCAAAGAAAGTTTGATTCTTTTTTGTTGCCTCATGGTTCCCGTCAAAGATAATAGTAGGAACTTTTACGTTAGCAATAAATATAAAGAATAGTTCTAGTTCTTCCATAGTCGGTAGGCGATCAAATAGATCGCCTCCGATTATGTGAAGATCGCACTCTATATTATGTACTTGATGAAAGAACTCAAGATACCTGCGTGAAGCCCAAGCAACTGGGACATTTTTCTGCCCTAGCTTTATGTGCCAGTCTGCTGTAAAAAGAATCACGAGTTGAACCTTGTATTTAGCACTAAAGTTTCTAATTTATCTTTTAAATCTTCCATTAGAGTATCCGTTCTATAACCGTTAATAGGAGGAATAACGTATCTATCTATATAAGCTGAAGCGCCTTCGATTAAACTATCAATATTTGGCCCTATTTCATCATCTAGCCTATCAATATCAGCAATTAATTTCATTTCTACTTTAAGAGGAACTTTTCCTTCAGCTACCGCATAAGCAAAAGCTCTTAGGGAGGGCTTTATCAAGTGAGGAACACTAAACCCTGGCTTATAATACCGGGTTGTGCCCTCTCCACTCATTTTACCCCTTTTAAAGTAACTTGTCTTACCTGCGACAAAGACAAACTGGCAGGGCTCTATTAAGTAAAGATTTTCAACTTCTTCTTCCCAATAAAAATCTTTTAATTCTTTAGTTACGTGGGGGTTCGCATCTATATAAGCTCCCTTCATTGTATAAAGCTGTACAAACGCTTTTTTGCACCTGGGCCCAAAACTACTTGCTTTTTGTCGTAGTAGTAGAAACCTATCGTCCGGTCGTTTAATCCTTTCATATGCGTGAGTAGGCATACTCCCTCCTTATGAAAACTCAGCTTCCAATGCTTCTTCGTCTACCTCCTCTTTGTTGCCGCCCGTGCGAACACGCTCCAGCAACTCTTTTTGTGCGTCAGGGGTAGGACGAGGCATAACTTCATCCATAGAACGCAACTCTGAAATGAGTTCCATTTCAGTCTCATCAAGTTTACGCACTTTGCAACGAAGGGGTTGCAACTGATACTCTACGTTGAACGGCAGAGGGCCAGTTTTTACACGCTTGAACTTTACATCCCAACCAGTTTCAGGGTCGGTCGGATCTCCCAAATCCTCAGCAGCGGCCTTAATTTGATCCCAGAGCTTACGCTTGAGATTAAATACTTTCACTTCGCCATTGTGAATACATTGCATAGCGTATGACCAACCGCACCTGAGATCGGGGTAGTACTCACGAACCCAGTCTTTCTCTTTGTTGTTAAAGGTTTCCAAGTTACGATCAAAAGAAAGGCACTCCAGAGGAAGGTTCTTTTCATTCTCACCTTTAATCCAATAAACATAACGGGCGAGTACATCGCCAACTAAACGAACGCTATTGTCGCCATCAACAAACTGATAGGAAACAATACTTGATTTTTGGGCTTGGCCCTTTGCTTGATTAAATCCAATAGCCATTAGTGTTTCTCCTTTGGGACTTCTTCGTATACAAAATGTACTCTTCCATTCTGTACGTAAAGTAGCCTGTCATCGTTAATAAATTCTTTAGGATCGTAGTCTAAATGAATAAGATCCAATGTTGTGTCTTTTGTGACTAAGTAATTTGCATAGCTTCTATAGGAAGCCATGGAAGCGTATATTCCTATATCTCTATAAGAATGTTTATAGGCATTGTATATTAGTACATCAGCATTGAGCATAAATGACTGACCCAGAAAGCTATGGCGTACTTTGTGGTACGGATAAATAGGATCAAATCTGTCTTTGGGAAATGTATTGTGAACTAACATTCTTAGAATTAAGAATATTTCGAACGCGTCTCCATCTGTCGCTGCAAAAATGCTTTTCCAATTATACAATAGCATATTATACCAAAATTTTAAGCTTTTGTCAAGAACTATTTTTTTATAGTTGGCGAATATTATAACCTTGACGCATATAATATCCTATACGGTTAGAAGCCTGCTTTCTTGCCGTATTGCCTTTTAAGTGTATATCTACTACTTTAGGCTGCTTTTTGTCCTCACGTTCTCTAATTACTCGACCGATTAGCTGAGTAAGCAAAGGGTCATTGTTAATTGGAGTGCCCAGGATTAAACAGCTCAAATTATCGACAGATATTCCCTCTGAGAAGATAGCTTGTGTGCCAAATAAAATATTCTTACTTCCACTTCTTATTTTATTTAACATATCATCCCTTTCCTCATGCGGAACATCTCCTGTAACACAGATGGCAGACTCACCTGCTAACTGAGCACAATTTTTTAAAAATGTAACTCTATCACTAACTACTAGTACCTTATGTCCTTTTGCGGCATATGCTGATGCAAGCATAGCTATCAAGTGCTGGTACTCATGGTTATTTGCTAGATTATTTACTCTTAATGCCCAGGGGATTCTTGCTCCGTCCATAAATCTTATGTCTGTTTTGACAACATCTATAGAAGGTATCATATAGTTTTCCTTTGGGGGACGAAGGACTTTATGTCCAAAATAATCTCTAAATACTACATGCTTTCCGTCTTTTCTTTCTATCGTGCCTGATAATCCAATCTTATATCTTGCATAATTTGTGTCGATAACTCTGGAAAAAGTTGGCGAAGATACGTGATGCATTTCATCTAGTATGACTGTGCCAAACTCTTTTTTAATCTTGAGAATGTTTCTGTACAAAGTCTGCGTATTCCCTATCACGATAGGAGCATCAATTTCAAATCTACCGCTACCTATGATACCTGGCGTAATTCCATAGACTTTCTCTACTTCTTTTGCCCACTGATTTCGTAGTGGAACAGTGTGTACAACTATAAGTGTTTTCTGCCGGAGTTTTCCAGCTATCGCCAACCCCGTGAAAGTCTTACCCCAGCTTACCCAAGCGTTGATTATAGCGTTATCATTTACCTCATCATAGGCCGCTTGTTGGCTATCACGAAGTTCAAACTTAAACTCAGGAAAGTCAGTTTCAATTTGTACTCTTTTATCTACTACTTCGTAGTCGTCGGGGATCAAATCTATTCTGCCAACAGGTATGCTAATTAGATTTTTTCTAATCCGTTGCATATTTTTTATGACAATAGGTGGATCATTCGGCTGTGGCGGAGGCACAATATAAGTAAGTTCTTTACTTATTTTGTCTCTCAGTTCATCAGTACAGTCCATATATATTCTATGGCTAATTACGGCTTTCATACTTTTCGTCTTTTATCTTTTGTCTTGCCTTCTGCATAGTCATACAACATCCAAGGTCTGTTATCTATATGAAGAACCCCTGCCCAAGTAAACTCAGGCAGGGGAGGCCTCGGTATAGTAAAAGGAAAAGGTATTTTGTGAAGCCATAACAGAGAGGCTACTTCCTTTCTTACAATTTCTCGTATCGGAAAATACTTTACAACACAAAATTTTGTTTTTTCATAGATAAAACATCTGCCAAGATTATCTATATAATACTTATGGGACTGCTTTAGTATTCCTACTAAAGTATTCAAAGACTTATTTAGTCGCTCCATGTCAAATGGGCTTTGAAGCCTTCTTTGCCCTAAAGTTTCTCCAGGCATATTTCTATCGTCAAAAAGTAGTCCATCTATATAAAGTAAGCCGTCTGTGCATTCCCAATTACCGGAAGGCAGCTTAAAGACTGGCCACTCTATTAACTGTGCTGTCTTATAGGTCACTACCATATCTTTTCTCAAACTTACCCATTGAGTAGTCTTGACCAACTTCAAAATCACAACCTACAGGACTTCCTGGAATCGTTAACCCTCTGTCCCTTTGTACATTAGATTGCAGTAAAATTGAATAGTCGTCAACTTCTTCGTCCGGCACTTCAGCCAGAATGGAGTCATGAACCAATGCAAAGATTCTAGACTTCATTTTTTGTGCTGCAATATCTGCATGGGAGTCTATTGCACCTAAAAGATTAATATCAGAAGCAGCAGACTGCACCAAAAAATTAAGGCCAGACCTAATACTATGACCTTTGATACCTTTATCCTCTGAAAAGACATTAGGGAGTCTCCTTTTCCTCCCAAAGAAGCTATATATGTAACCATTCTGCGAAATAAATTTTTCATTATTGTCAATCCATTCTCTTAGCTTAAAGAACGAGGAAAAATAGTCGTTAATAACTCCTTTAGCCTCTCCGACACTAAAAAATGTACCGGAATCTTTAGTTACTGTTTCGCTGATCTTTGCCGGGCCAGCACCATACATAATACCAAAACTAACTGCTTTTGCAGCTTGTCGCTTCATTGGATAAAGCTCTGCAACTTCATCAATCTCACATGGTAGTTTAAATACTTTATGTGCGATTGTACTGTGAAAGTTTCCTCCGGATCTAAATACATCCATCAAGGCTTCATCGTTTGAAAGTTTTGCCGCAACATATACCTCTGCGGTAGTTAAGTCCATAGCCACAATCTTGTGGCCGGGTCTAGCAGATATACAACCCTTTACAATAGGATTATCCCTAGGTATTTGTTGCATATTCAGTTTACCACTACTACTCAGCCTGCCAGAGGTAGTGCCGTGCAGATTAAAACCTGTGCGTAGCCTAGAATCTCTATCTAACTGAGGAATAATTTTATCCAAATACGTATTCTTGATTTTAGACTTTTGACGAATATCTAAAATCAATCCTGGAACTTCTGACTGCTCTGACAGTTTTGTTAGCACTTCCGCATCTGTAGAATCTGCACCTGTTCCGGTCTTTTTGCCTGTTGGAGTCAAACCAAGGTAGTCAAACAACAATACTCGTAATTGTACTGTGCTATTAGGATTGAAGTCCTTACCTTGTACTTGCTCAAACTGTGAAATCTTCGGATTCTCGTAAAGAGTTGCAATAGCTTTATCAATCTCTGCTTGCATTAGCTCTTGTGCCGCAAACAGTCTTTTTCTGTTAAAAGGCACTCCATTATCTTGCATATCAATCAAGAATCTGCAAGCTGGAATCAGAATATCATCATAAACTTTTGCTAGTTTAGTATTCTTTTTAATCTTTTTGAACTTTTGAAAGAGTTGAAAAGTAACTAACGCATCCATTGATGCATACGTTTTCATTACATCAAAAGGGATAGCACTCCATTGGAAATCTGCTTTTAAAATACCATGTGCTCTGCGATAGTCCTCTATCCAGTCGTACATGGCTTTTTCGTAGTCTCCGTACTTGGTAAACTTGAGTGCCAAAGTCTTTAGACCATGTCCCCCAGGATTTTCGTCAATAAGATAATGCAGTAGCATTGTATCTTCAAATGTCGGAAATCTGAAGTTGAAATGATACTCAAAAAATGCTACGTCAAACTTAGCGTTATGAAATATCACTATTTTCTTTATGAACAACTCTCTGAGCATACTTTCCAACTCTTCATCAATACACTCCGTATCAATATAGACCCCCTTCTCTCCGTCGTAACACATAGAGAGTCCCAGCATATACCCATCTCTAGGATATAGCCCGGTCGTTTCAGAGTCAAGAGCAATATACTCTCCGGGATGATCTAAGGCTTCCTGAACCCACTGTTTCGCTTCGTCAGTATCTTGAATACCTCGTACTATATCATCACCAACCTGTATATCTTCCAGATCACCGCTTATATATTTCTTAAGGTTTTCTTTTGATTTATCCCATACAGTTTTACTTTCTGGTCTAAATGCGAGCATTGCAGGATTTATAATGGCAAGAAACTTATCTTCTACCTTTCTTCCAGAATACTCTGTCACTGATCGTACTTTTGTAAAATACTTCAGTGCATCACTACCTACAAGAATTATCCATTCGTACAGGCTAGTGTCAATATCAATATCGCAATCGCGTTTCAGAACTTTCTTTACACTAGGATCTGAACACAGTTGGTATTGATCGAACTCAAACGCATGGTCAAATGCGTCTTTAAAATTTGTTCTACTTGGTTTAGTTTCTATTAATGCAACTTTAGGCATGATCTTTTCCATATAATTTTTTACTAAGGTTTGCTATATGCGAAGCTGTTAGCGATCCGGGATCTCTATCTTTTATGTGTATATTTCGTGTCACTAAATCGGCATCGCCGCATAATTTTTTTACTGCTTCTGCCGCTTGTTGCCCCGGTTCGTCACCGTCAAAGAAAATATCTATTTTAGTTACTCCACTAATCTTCAGTATGCGTAACTTATCTTCATTAACGTTTTTCGTGCCGAAACAACATACAGCATTAGTCAATCCTTTATCGTGTAGGTTTAGCATATCAAATATGCCCTCTACAAGAATCACGGTTGACCGTATGGGCGTTACAGCAGGAAACAATGGTAGTTTTGCACCAGGAGGACTAATCATGTATTTGGGTACTCCTCCAGAAGTGTGCCTACCATTGAATCCCACTATGCGTCCAGATATATCCGTTATAGGAAATACAATCCTGGAGGCATAGGGCGCATTTGCGTGCTGAAACGCTTTAAATTTTGTATAGGTTTCTGGAGATATATCTCTCCAGTTTCCTACATACGGCATAAAACCTTTAGGCATAGTCAATCCTATGCTGTCGGCTCTTTTGTCTCGTATCTTTTGCTTCAAAAGCTCTCGCTTTATCTGCATATAGTTTGCTTTTTCTCCATAGAGTTGAAATATATTTCCCTTGAAGCCGCAAGCAAAGCAGTTGAATATACCGCTAATCTTATCAATCCTCATACTAGGATTTCTGTCCTCATGTTCGGGACTTAGACATCGTACTGCAAAATCTTTGCCTTTTGGTAAGTATCTTATGTCTTTATCTATTAGCAGTTCTTCTACATTCATCGGCCAATATCTTTCACTACGCTTCGGTTTATAACTTGGTACGCGCCTTTGTTGTACGCAGGAGCAATAGTATACTGAGAAGAAATCTTCACTTTATAACTATTGTCTGGTGCTGTTGCATTGCCCACATAGTTGCGAGAAGGAATCTCGTCATGGCTTGATCTACGAAAAGGCTTGATTCTTTCGTGAGAAAGCGTAACGTGTTTAATGCTAGGCTTAGCCTTAGCTTTAGTGGCCTTTGCAGGCCTTCTGCGGCCAGTGTACTCATAACGTAATGATGGGTTGATTATCGGCATACTTGTCTCCAAAAAATGTAAACATATTATATCAAAAAATGAAATAAATGTCAAGAAATATTTTAGATGTCGTTTATTTCTTCGTCTGTTTTGAACTCCTGCTCTTCCTTTTGATCCGGGTTCAATACAGTATGGGGGCCTATCTTCAAAGTCTCCCAGTCCATATAAGAAGTAAATCCTATTTCATCCGTTCCACTTCGCATCTTTACACAATTAAAAGTCATACATTCATCTTGCTTTGTCCAACTCTCTAGTGTAAATGCGGCATCTGCGGCATCAAGAATACCTTTTGCAAACCTGGCCTCTCCACTTGCATCTGTCTGATATGGAGAAACCACAGGTACTTCATACTCCTGTGCCATAGATTTCAAAGCTTTGCTCACTTCTATTTGTTCTGTCCAGTCATACTGCCCCTGTCGAGAAGGTACGGCTGAACGTTTTACTTGGTTTAGATAATCGACTACAACCACGCCCAGGTCCATATCGCTTTTTGCCCGCTTATCAAGCTCTGCTTGTATCTTGGCAAGAGTTAGGCTAGGCTCATAAACAATATCTATCTGTCGTCTGGGATCTAGAGCACACTTTGTACTTAACTTTTTATGTAACTCATCAAAACTTCTATGCTCTTTATATTCTTGAAGATACTCATCGCTCTTCTCGAATCTGTTAGCCCACCAGGTTGCAACTCTTTCCCATTCTGGAACAGAAAGATTTTTCATCTTCAACCTGGTGGCAGATACTTTTGCCCCCATTGCACAAACACGTTGTAAGGTTTCTCTCGCATCCATTTCTATAGTGAATATCATTGCGGAGCGACCGTTCTCGTACATATTGTTAGCAATGTTTGTACTTGTAAGAGACTTACCTCGCCCTCTCTTACCTCCCAGCAGTATGAGATCTCGGGGGCTGAACTGCATAATCTGGTCGTAATCCTCATTAAGGCCGAGGGCGAGGTAATTTTTCAATTCATCGTCATCAATAAATAGTTCTATTCGTTGCATACTCTCCGAAGGAGGTTGCAAGTCTACTTTTGACTCTATGTCTCGGATGATTTCATGTAATTGTGTTACTGATTCTTCAGCATCTTCAAAAGCTATAGAATTATCAATATAGCTTTCCAATGCCTTTAGAATCTCTGCCTGAGTATACTCATTCTTCAGGTATTCTAAAAGCATCGCTGCTTCTACGTCAACTTCAACAGTCTCTAGCGCATAGACTTTTTCTCGCGTAGAGCTGTCCCTGATCTCAAATTTAAGATCCTCAAACGTAGGAAGTTTGTGATATTTTTCAGTATGCTTGGATACTATTTTATGGAGGGTGTGGTATTCGGTAGGCAAATAATGCTTGTGCAAAAGCGTCCAAGCTTCAAAGTCTTGGAGCACAAGTATTTGTTTCAGTAATGCACTAGCAATGTTCAATAGTGATCCCCCGATCAATTAAAAGACTGCCCCCGGAGGGGCAGTCCAACTCCTACTACCCTTGGTAGTCGAGATAAGTTAAAACAGATTAGCCTGCGGCCTGAGCCTTAGCCTGACGAGCAGCACCATCATAGTCTGCCGCCGTCAACCCACGACGGGTCAACATTGTTTTAACACCGCGAGGCGTTTTCTCGATTGCATCAGCAATCTGCTCCACGGTCATGCCAGAAACGTCACCAAGTTCTGACAGGGGATCAGCCCGGTTAGCACTCTTGGTTTTTTCCTGGCGGGGGATAGCATCAATCTCACCGGAACGAAGCAGGCTGAGAGCCTTGCCACGGATGCTGTTGATCGAACGATCAAGAGCGTCAGCAATCTGCTCAACAAATGCACCGTCGTTCACCATGCTGATGAAAGTATCTTCTTCCTCCGGAGAGTAAGTCCGAACACTTTCAGGCTTGGGAGCCGGCTTGACATGACCAGTCAGTTCCATTGACAGAATCTTGCCTTGGATTGACTTTGCGCTAAATGCGCCACCTTCGAAGTTCTCAGCAATCTGAGCATAGGTGTATTCACCGCTGTTATCCGTAACAAAAGCGGCCAGGGTTGCTTCCTGCTGCTCGGAAAAAGCCCGAGTAGCACGTGCAGAAGCGAGTTCCACTTCGTAACCCATTTTACGCAGTTTGCTAGAAACTGAACGGGTAGAAGTTTCAAGATGCTCTGCGGCGTCAGCCACAGTAGCTTGGGAGACAGGGGACTCGTCTCCGACAAAGTTTTCGAGCGAAGAAGTACGCTCATCAGTCCACTTGGGAAGTGCCATAATTTTCTCCTAGTAATTCCGATATATCGGTTACAATAGTTATGCCGTTCGACACGGCTCGTTGCGTTTTAGAGGATTCAATACCACTCTCATTCACTAGAATAGACACATCCTTTGTCATACTGGATTTTACAATGTATCCGTACTTTTCTAGTATTTCTGTAGCTTGCGCTTTAGTTTTGTAACTTTTCAGCTTCCCGGAAATGCAGACTGTGCCTCGATTTTCCTTTGTACTTACTAAGTTACGTCTCTTGAATTTAAAGTCAAAAGGGTATAGAGATAATACATCATGATTATCTTTAAGCCAGCTGAGAAGGTTGTTAGTTGCCTTTGGGCCAAGCCCTGCTCTCGCGCAAGTCGTCTCGTTTATATCAATCAATTTCTCACAGACTGTAGACAACTTTTCGGTGGCAGTTCGGCCAATCAAAGGAATACTGAAACTAGGTAATACCATGTTTAGTGGTGCGTTCCTCGATTTCTCAATTTCATAGAATAGTTTTTGACCCAGTTTAAGGGAGGATAGAGCATCCGCCAAATATTCCGTATCTAGATAGTACAAATCGTAAGGCTCTGCAATGTTCAACTTACGAATTGTAGACGGGCCTAGACCTTTAATCTTCATAGTCTTGGCGAAATGCTCTATCCGTTTTGCTACTTTACTGGAGCAAGCGGGGTTCTTGCAGTAAAGCAGATGGTTTTCCCACTCAAGTTCAAACTTACAGCTTGGGCAGTGAGTGGGCGGCGTAATTTCTAACATCAATACTTTTCCTATGTCTGAATATATATTTTACACTAATTATGATAATTTGTCAAGAACTATTTTTTGCCAGGTCCTTGTCATCCTACGCGAGCCACGATTCTAGGAATAATGTCCCCACTTCGGATAACTTCCACTTGGCAACCTATTTCAAGGTTAAGCCCTTCAATATATTCAATGTTGTGTAGCGTGGCTCTTGAAACGTTAGCTCCATCAATCGCCACAGGGTCGAGTACAGCTACGGGGCTAACTACGCCTGACTTCCCGACTTGCCACACAACATCACGTAGAGTTGTTACTACGCCTTTCTTTTGCGTTTTGAGTGCAAAAGCCCCTCTAGGATGGTGAGAGGTATACCCCAACCTTTTGTACTCTGAATTATTATCCAGTCGATAAACCTGCCCATCGGTAGGAAAATCTGTAGCATCAAAAGTTGTTACAACATTGAACCCATTATTCTCGTGCAAGACTTGCATATCGTAACCATATGAAGCGAAACCAGAATCAACCCACTCATATGCAACGAAGTGCATATTCTTTGAACGGGATTTGAACTCGTCTAAGTCTTTAAGGTTGAGAGAACCGGCAGCATAGTTCCTGGCATTGTCTATAGTGCTAGGAACCACGACTTCGCCATTTATCTGGCAAATACCGGGGTTGGGTTCAGAGAAACAAAATGGGGCAAGAAGCTCCATTTTTTCTGTAATGTCGCGACCAATCTTACCGTCACCTCTTGTAAGTGCCATTACTAGATCGCCTCCGACATATAGCAGAGATACTGCCGCACCATCCAACTTCGGAGTAACGACACAATTCTTTAAGGGAATAGGACTATCACTCAAATCAAAAACTTTTTGAAGTGAGTACATCCTATGAAAATGCTCAACACCGTCTGTTACCGTATATCCTACGGTCTTGTATCCAAAGTGTGACGCCAGTATATCAAACTCTGCGTCTGACATAATGGGTTTACCTTCGTAATACTTTTTAGATGCAAGGTCAAGAAAATTGTGCATATACTTCTCCGAATTTCTGATATATATTTTAACAGAAATAGATCAGAAAGTCAAGAACTATTTTAAGTATATCTCATCTAAAAGGTCTTTGAAGTGCTCCTCCAGGATATTTTTGGTTTCTGCAAGAGAAAGTATCTCTACCAAACCTGCAAAAAGCTCTCTGGAGTTGTCAAAGTCTAAAGCCATGGCTACGCCTTCCTTGGACGGCAGCCATTCTTCTTCAAAGTCCAAATAGTATTTTCTTAGGTGTAAGTATTCTACACCCCTAAAAGTATTGACACAGAGTCTAATCTGTATCTCTTTATTACTATCATAGTGAATGATGCGCTCATATAGCGCAGGTGCTTCATGCAGTAGCATTAGTCGTCCTCGTTTTTTAGCACCGAGGCTAACGGTACTACACTTGTCACGTTTCTAGGATTTAATTTTCGGTAAGAGTCCGTATCCCAGCAAAATAACAGTAATTCATTTTCGTTTTCTTTTGCTCTGTTTGTCTTATTCTGAATATATGGAGTGCTAAAATCTAAC